CCTACCTATAATGAAATATCACCCGTTACAGATGACAAAAGACGAACTGGTGGCGGTGTATTGGTTATCCCAGAACGGATTAGATGCTATAAATTTCACTGACCAGTTTTTGGACTTGACGCGCTTCCATATACATAACATCACTTCTGGTGGGCAGTTGAACGAGACATTTATTGAAGGAATGTGGGGATTAGGGGCTGATATATTTATGGTTCTACCTATAACATTATCAAACAGGATGCCCTGGAATGCATTTATGCCGCACTATAGGATAAACCCTGATACCAACGTACCATGGCTAACGGTGGAGAATATGAATTCGGTTAATGATAAGGAGTTTGTGAGTCCACACTTCTTCTATCCACAATTGGGACAACAAGCATTCTTTACTAATTACTCCGCGCAGGACGGAGATTCTCTCGCAGACGCGGGAGATTATGATTTTTAAACGCAGGAACATCGCGTTCCGTAAGCTTCGAGGAGGACCTTACTCTGTTTGAGGAAGTATCCGAGCTTGAAGTGAGGCGGAAATTCAGGGCCTTACAAAGTGAGGAGGCGCTGAATACAGATGATGAGCTCACTATCGACCTCACAAAAGATGAGGTCTCACGACAAAGATTTAGATTTGATGTTAATCCTTATCCTGAACTAGGACCAAGGTGGGGGCAAGGAATTGGTTTATATATTAAATTATGTAAGATAAAACATAATGGAGTGGCTGTGCGGGAGCCACTACGACACTTACTCTTTGATGTATTGGGTATATCAAAGTTCAAATCAAGTAAGGCATTGCGAGAAGCATTCACGTATCTAACTACCATGGCAAAAAAAGATTCAAATGATAATCCTTTCGGGATACCACGGGTATTCCTCATAAATTTGGACCTATTGGGCGGTTTTGTGCCTAATATGCGGGATGATGATTATCCTGAATTTGAGAAAACTGTGAGGAATTGGGTTTCCAAAAAAAGAGTTTAGTCCTGAGTACAAAAGAATGTGGGATATAGCTATTGAGAGAGTTATGTCTAGAACCTTTTTGAAAGGACCAAGTGCCCGGAATAATATAAGTGCGGATGAATGGTTATCTGATCCTGCTTCCTGGTCAACAAGTGGGGGGAGTAGTGTAAAGGGCAAGATAGACATTTTGATGCCCGATGGAAAAGTAAAGAAGGCACATAAGACAAAATTAAGTACTGCTCTATTGTATAGTCCTGCTGAAATAAAAGAGATGATGTTTAAAAAGATGAAACAGAAGAACAAAGTTATAAGAAAGAGGGAAGTGCTGGAGACACGACCTGCAATAGCCGGTGATTTTGAATTATACATGAAAATGACGTATATCTCACATATAATCAAGGGGTGTATGGATCCAAAGAAGAGCTTATTATTTCAGAACAAACAGGAGCAGTTGAGTACATGGTATGAAATGATTGCAAGTTGTAAGAATTGGTGTTTTCCATTTGATCAGAGTGGCTTTGATCAACATGTGGATTTATTCATGGTATTGAGTGTAGTACAGTGGATGCAGAAGTGGATGAAGCTTTGGCCGCGAATTAATAAAGATGCGCTTACTATTATGGACTTAATATATTATGCATTAGATGGAGGAGAAACTTTGCTAACTGATAATCATGGGAAAACAATCTCATTACCCATTGAAGGTGGAATAATGAGTGGTTGGCGATGGACATCTATGTTGGATACTTTAGTTAATGAGATACAATTGGAAACGTGGAAGGTATGGTATGAGGAAAAATACAATACGACACCATATATATTTAATGATTCATATTTTGGAGACGATATTAGTATGAGAATGTATGCGAGGAAGTATGCCAGTAGTTATTTTTCGTTCATGAAACACTTTGGATATGGAGTCCATCCTATGAAGGTGTTTGTGGCGAAAGGGAGAGATGAATTCCTAAGGAAGATGATAACTCAGGAAGGGGCAATTGGGTACCCTGCGAGGGCAGTGAACACAATATTGTGGAGAAACCCTGTTTCTCCAGAACCAACTCGAGGAAAGCTGCGAATTAGTGAACAGGTAGAGAATTGGGCTACTTTAATTTCTAGAGGCATGGATGCTAACCAAGTATACAGATATCTTATACGAGATATATCACGAGCGAATCATATTTTAAAGAAGGATGTAGAAGCATTGCTTAACACACCAAAAAGTGTGGGAGGTTATGGTTGGTACATCGGAAATGAAAAATTTAATTTAAACCATAGCTTAGATCAAAGACCTGCTGATAGAGGGTGGGTCACTATAGAGGAAGAAATTATCCCTGGAAGACAACCAGAGATAGTGTCTGAATTAAAAGGCTTAAGTGAAATAGATAAATTTTGGGGATTCGAGATTAAGTTGAAACCAAGTGAGTTAGGAGCTTTTAATTCAAGGTATGTTGAACCGATGTTACGAGAAGTAACACCAGTGGAATTAGATATTAACATCAAGGCTAAATCTGTTACTTTACCATGGAATCCATGGTTAGCTTTGGGCTATTTGGCGAAAGGGGATTTAGCCCCTGAATGGTCTGAAGATGTTCCTGAATTTTTCAGAGCTAACTATTTACTGAAAATGATAAGAGATGGAGATAAATCTAGTTATTTCCCGAGAATACAATCATATATTCGCAATTTCGGATTAAGTAAGATAATCTACCAAAATGGAGGAAAAAGAGTTTGGATAGATTGGTTACTGGGGAGGTTACCTTTTTTACCTCCCTTAATCCCAATGTATGATAATTCTCTAGTCGAAGTGGTTTATAATGTAATTATATCACATATGTTTGGAAAGCTTCTAAAGAAGAAGTTCAGTTATAAACACGTCCAGGTAGCGGCATTAACAGCAGAATATTGGACGAAAAAACACTTTGATGAAACAAACCCCCTACCTAGGTTAGGTAGGTAAGCTAACAAAAAAAGACTATTATATTTACTTAGAAAACATGTTGAGATAGGAAACAAGATGGATACCTGCAAGAACTATATATCTGGAAAGATGGTATATGGCTTGTGGGACCTAATCTCGGTCGTATGTCAAGAATGTCTTTATACTGAATACCCGCTAGTGAAATATCGGATCACAAAAACATAGTTGCAATTGTGATGAAAAGATGTGGAATAGAGTGCTAGTTACTATCGTGAGAGATGTGTTAACATGGAGCCTACGTGAAGTGTTAAGTGGTCTCAACGACGCTAGCTATTTTAAATTCTTGTGTAATAGGTGAATTAAACCGACGGTATGTATTCATATGGTATAAGGAAACTCTCTATATCTAGGGAGCATTGCGAAGACTGACTGGGAGCGGGAAGAATCGTTCCTTAGTTGAAAATATAAGATTGAAGGTACTATAGTAACTCACACGGACCTAGTGCCCAGGGATGCGTTCTCTGGCGATAGTCACCTGAGAAGGTGGAAGGACATGGGAAGGACGAGGACGGACGTATGGTAGCCGAAAAACTATAGTATCGCTTATATGATCATCATAATCAAAGAGAGTCACGTGCCGGCGATAGCTCGGCGATTATTGGATATCTCTCTTGGATTACTATCAAGTTGTAAGTATTCGTAAAATATGATAGGTTGTTAG